TGGCCTCGTACACATCCGTGCGTCCTCTTTCGCCATCTTGATAATGTCGTCTCTATCCACCGTTCTTCTCCTTCAGCTTAGATTCAATCTCACGAGCAAGTCCATATCGTGCAAATCGGTTTACAAGTTCGTCCATCTCCTCATCCGTCAGCCCAACCCATTCACGCTCTGTTTCCAGTGCTTGGCGCAGGGCAGTAATGGCTTGCTTTCTGCTAACAAGTCCAGCATGACTTATTGGATCACTCTCCAGCGCCTCTAGCGCAATCTGCATGGCTTCTCTGCTCATGATTTCTCTCCTGTTGCTTTAGCGATGGCGGCACGAGCTCGTTGTACCCATGACCACGTCTCGCACTCTTCGGGATTGCACTTTCTTGCTTCGCAGGCGTACCCAATTGTGATGTCTAGCGTGTGCGTAAGTGCTTTCAGCAGTTCCTGATTCACCGCATGTAGGCGGCACAGTTCGGCAGCGGCTAGATCGTGGACATACCCATCTACGCCAAGTTCGTCTTGCAACAGGTCAGCCAAGAGCAGGGCTGAAGGTTGTGTATTCATGTGTTCTTCTCCTTAAGTCTTTCTTCGATCTCCTCGGCGAAGGCCCAGATGTCGAAGTCCGGTAGTCGCGCGGCGAAATAGCACTCGTCGATGTCGCGGTCGGTTAGCCCTACCCATTGCTTTGGTGGTTCGGTGTAGACGGGTGTCCAATTAACTTCCTTTGAAGTACCAACAAATTTGTTTGATAATTTTCCGTCAGGTGATGTAGAACGCCACGCCACTGGCTGACCATCATCTGCCGGTGTCTTCGCATTCTTGTTCTCGTTCATTGGTCTTTCTCCTTGGGTTTTACCGTCGGCGATCGCTCGACGGTGTGAAATACGGTGTCGCACACTTTACAGACGCGGCGTCGCTCAGTGTAATACCGCCTCGCGTTCGCGTCCCAATAATGCCGAGAGTCCACGACTCGAGTCGGACCGGCGTGACCGGTGTGGTCATCGTGGCAGTAAGGGCAAAGCATCGGTCACCCCTTCCACCAAGAGCGCATCGATTGGTCAATCAGCTTCATCGAGTCCCTCAGCATCAGGTCCCTCGCGCGTACCGAGATCCCGAGGTCCCCCATCCCGTTGCGCTTCCGATCGAGCCAGTCCTGGTGCCGCTCGACGTCATTTTTCAAGACGTACCAGGGGCGATTTCGGAAGAATGCGAGTTCTACGATTTCGCCGTGATTCTTGAGCATCCGCACCACGCGTTCGGCTTCGCGCTTGGTGATCCCGATCTCGTTCTGCATGTCGCCCGAGGGGCAGGGACCAAACCGGCGAAAGTAATCGAGCGCGTGCTGCAGCTGCTCGGCTAAGTTAGACTGCCTACCCATTGGTAAAGGTCCTTGGCCCAGAGAAGTGAAAGAAGCGCCGCCATCCCGATCGCGTAGGCCAGGAGATCCTTCGCTCCCGCCCAGGCATCCGTGCGGCGGTGCAGTAACGCGGTTTGCAGCCGGTCCATGTCACCGCTTTGATCGTAAACCGGACGGGGCACGTACGTGTACCCGATCCGGACCCCTTTACGCGTCGTCACGTATCGGGGCTTCATCACACCAGGACCATCGAGCGGATATTCATCTGTTCCACCGCTTTCTGGTGCTCGGCAATCCACTTCGGCCCAAGGGCATCCTTCACCGCTTGCGAGTCTAACCGACTCTGGGATGAGAACGTAATTTCGACCTGGAACTGCTGGCCCCTGTAGACGGCTGCACCCGCCTCGCGAAAGCTCTCCTTCAGCGCTTTCTCCCGCGCCACAAGATCGGCAAGCTGCTGGCGGACCCGCGCCAATTCGTCGACCATCTGCTCGGTGATTACTGGTGTCTTCTTTGCCATTTTCGTCCTCTATCGGTTTGTTTACTGGAGACTCTATTATAACACGGGTGCTACAATCTGTCAATCCCCCTTCACTTCTGTAGTCGGTTTGCAACGAGTGTGGCATATCCGGCGATATCCGCCCACGAGTCAACGTTCCGAGTGTTTCCATTAACGATCCTAGAGATTTTGTGTAAAATCATCGAGAGCGCTTCCGTCTGGAAGGGCTCCATTCGGTAGAAATTCTGCCCCGCGCTTGCTGCATCCCTTAACGCTTGGGAGATTTTCGCCTGCTCAGTGAAATCGCCGTATTCGGAGCCTCGCTCCTCGAGTATTGCATTTAAATCAACCGATGATCGCTGCACGTGCTAACCCTCCTTGTTTATAACGACCCTTGAACCCTTCTTCCAGATTCATCCCGCGACGTTTGGAATGGTTCAGAATCTCCTCCGTCGCTTCCTCTCCAGTGCGACCCGCGAGGATTTTCTCGATCAACTGCTCCACCGTCGCCGCTCGACCCAAGGTGTTGGGGCCAATGCCCTTCTGGATGCCGTAGGCGTTGGGGTCGGTGAGAGCCGGGACCGCTAAATGACGAAGCAGACCCGGATCCGCCGCCTCAAGCATGATTGGTTCACGTACCGGACCTGCGATACGATTCAACTGCGCTTCTTTCAGGCCTAGCACCCCGGTGATTTGATCCGGAGTCATGTCGGCCAAGTCCACAGGCTTCAGCGCCACCGCTTGATCAAAAATCGGACTGCCCTTGCCTTGCTGCAAGATGTCCATCAAGGGGCGAGCCAACCAGTCCGCGTGTTCTGCGCGGTGAAATAATTGAGGCGATCGATTCATCGCGCTTATGACCGGGGCGATGTTCTCGTAATCACCGTGCCGGAGACCGTAGGACATCACATTACCCAGCCTGCGTAACTCGTTGATATCAGTAAGTGCGGTGGGGCCCGAGAAGGCACCCGCAGCACGAAGCTGGTCGTAGAGCGCCGCGTACTGCATGGCACCCATCCCCGCACCGGCATTCAGCGCCCCAATATCGTACACGCCAACATCGTCCGGAACGGTTTTCGCCCGTTGTGCATCCTCGGCACGATTGTACATTCGGTGGTAAAGCTCTTCGGGATAGCTACTAGCGAAAAGCATGTCCTCATCCGGATATGCCGTGAGTTCAGACAGCGGGTTGTGGGGGTCCGAGGGGTCCACCACCTGCTGCACTATCCTCTTTTGCAGCGGCAGCTTCCCCTGCGCCATCCGCGCCTGATCGCTCACCGACAGCGAGGAAGATCTGAAGTGTGGGGACTGGACCAGCTGCCTCACTACACCCGTCTTCGGGTCTTTCCCGAACATCTGCGCCTTGTTGTACTGCTCGATAATCTCGTCGGGAGTCATCGTTTTTTGCGCTTTGGCGAAAGACTCCGGGACGCGCTTTGCCCCCGGGATATTTGCCATCGTGCGGGTTCCCGCTCCGACGTGACCCATAAGGTCCAAGAATGTGAGTGCTTTGCTAGGTCCCGCCATAATACACCTCGTCGCTGGCTCTGAGTGTCTGGATATGCACGTCTACCGTGCGCTGAACATCTTTGCAGTATCCACCGGCGAGATTCCACACGAGAGGGATCTTAGACTTCCTGGCTGCGCGAAAGATCCCGAGGTCACGATTCCGCAAACCCTCGAGCGAGAGGTACCCGGAACCATAAGGGTCCTCGATCCACGCGTCAGCACCGGCTTGGTACATTATTATACTAGGCTTCGACGACGAAATCAAGCCAGAGGCCCACACTTCCCAGTCATGAGCATTTGGCTTGTAACGCGAGACGAACGATCGCATATCCAGATTCGTCACGTGCCGCACCCGGTCATGCGCGGCCAGCGCCCCGATGATATCGTCCGTCCCATCCCCGTAGTGGCCGTCACCGTCGAAGATTAGCGCCGGTTTGATCGCCCCGGAGCTTAGCGCCGCGATCATCAGCCCGTTGAATGTACAGAACCCTCCTCCGAAGTCGAACCCCGCGTGGTGGAAGCCCTGAGTCGCCGAGCATGCGACCTCCGCTTTCTTTTCGCTCACGTGCCGGGTCGCGGCCAGGAAGTTGGCGTTCGTGTACCTAAGTGTCTCGTTAAGCACCGGATCGATGTTTCCGAATCCATTGGGGGTCTTGCCCGAGAAAACGTCCACCACGTATTTCAGCGAATGCGCGGTAACGAGTTCGACGTCTTTCAGCGGTTCAAAATCGGTGAGCAGCGGTCGTGCGGCTTGTCGCACGTACATCGGGATCTTGCGGTAAGACGGAAAGTCGAAATCGCAGGACTGGCGGAGATTGTAAAAAATCGGGGTCATTAAGTTCCTCTATGTGTGTTAAGACCCGAATTATACCACGGGCGGGGTATCTGTGTCAACATCCGTCTCCAAGTAGTACTCTTTGAGCTTCGGATCGGTGATCGACGGGTACTCGCGCGTGGTGAATCGGAATTGGCAGACCGTGCATGCCCTGCGGCGACGCGTTCCACCATCCGCGTTCTGGTACACAGTCGTGACTTGGGTGATACCGCCACATTTTACGCATTTCATATCCCAATCTCCTCGCTTACGCGGCGTACCGCGAAATCAATATCCAATTCCTCGAAAACCCCATGCCACTTCTGCACACAGCGGTCGAGCGACGCCTCAAGACCTGATTGAACATCGAGTGCGTTCTGCCCGATCCCGTGGTCACTCAAGAACCAAATCGCCTCGATCAAGTCCGCAATCTCCACGTACATTTCGATCGGCGTCCCAGCGATCCGACGCTTGTCGGCGATGTACCCCGGGTCCACGACCTCCTCGGACTGGTCGATAATGTCCTGCCCTCCCACCTGCCTCAACACCCGCTTGTAGGGCGTCGGGGTGTCCCCAGTACGGACCTCGACCATGTCGTGCGAGAGCGACCAGTGCATCAGCCTCAACGCGTATTGAGGGTCGAGTAGCTGCTTGTCCCTACAATGCCGAGCCAGTTGGCCGACGATGAGGGTAACGTTAAAATGATGCTCCGCTAGATTCTGGGTGCGCGAGACGTTGACGATCTGCCACCGCTTGACGTGCGAAGCGCGGAGCTGTTCGGCTAAAGAAAGACCCATCCTGATTACCTTATCGCTTTAAGACGCTCAAGCCGGTCGATGATCTGCCCACTTTCGAGCGGTTCGAAGTTCTCGAACTCGAAGTGGTCCACGGCACGACTGAGCGCTTGATTCCATATCTCCCGCACGAACTCCCTGGTGTGCGAGTCCTGTTCGCCTAGCAACTCACCAAACCGACGCGAGTACCAGATCTCGAATACTTCATTACGGTTTTTCATCATGCGTATGCCTCATAATACGGGTTTGAGAGTCCACGGTCCAGGAACGTCCTACATTGATCGCCATTTTTTCGGTCACTGCCCTTTGAATATCGATACCATTAATCGCCGCCAAATCAAGGAGAAGGATCATAATATCGGCGAATTCCGCCGCCGCCTTCGGATCACGGGCGTACTCGCCCACCTCCTCGTAGAGCTTCAGAAGGATATCGGGTGTTCGGCGATTCGGGAACACCTCGTCGGCCCAAGTGGTTAC